CCAACTATTTCTTTATTATCTACTGCACGTCTTATAACAACTCCATCAATGGGTTCTTCTGCTATTGCAGGTCTATTATCTTTACTTGAAATATAAAGTATGTCATTTTCCCTATCATAATTCTCGTTTCTATTTTTCATAATAACCCCCTGTCCTTATAATCATTGGTTATAAGTGCTTACATTTCTTAACAACTGTATAGCATTACGACCACACGTCTTTGTAAACCGCTTTGCGTGTCTTTGTAAACACCTCCGCTATAATTTCTATATGCGGGGGTTATTTACAATGTTCGTTTATTAGTGAACAGTAGCGATTAGTGAACATTATGCACGGCAATTGTGCATAGTGCCGTAGCTTTGTACAATGTGTAATAAGTTGCCTTGTTGTGGTTGCAAATTGTGACCTCAAGTTGTTATATTAGGAATGCAATATACTCTGCTACATTAATATTTCTGCATATTCGATATAACAGCCAGAGTATAGCCAGAGTACAGCCAGAGTTAAAATCCACTAATGCCACTTTTACGGGAAACCCTCTTTTGGTGGAGGCGTCGGGTACGAACCCGAGTGTTAAGCGTACACGAATTTACGGCTTTGCTTAATCGAACCTTTCGCCCCCATATTATTTAATCCAATATTTATCATTGCCGATATAAAATTTCTTATTAAAGAATGTAATAAACTCTGGCATTATGCGGTTAATCGTTCCATCTTTAGCTAATCTCATGTGCAATATACCGCCACCGATATGTGCCTGTATTTTCTGTTTCCTCATCCAGGTAGTCTGATCCTGATAGCAACCCATTTGTATTACATGAACCTCACGCGGAAAACAATAATCTATTTTGTGATAATGGCCTAAAAGTAATACTCTGGGTTTTTCTCCACCTTGCAGACTCTCAACTATTTTTTGTGGGGTATAAGAAAGAGCATAAGCAGTACCGCCGCCGCCGTGCATTATTCTCATCCAGGACTCGCCTTCTATGCCTTCAAAGGGTATATCACATTCTAAATAACCGATATATTCTAAATCTCTTCTCCCTGTCTGTTCTGCTTTCATTTGAGTATATTCACCGATATTAATACGTTCCCTCTGGGCGTACCATCCTTCATGATCGTCGCCAGCAATAAACTTTGTAAGCACACCTTCTCTTTTAGGATAGTTGTTTATAAAGTATTCTACTTGTGGAGTTACTCCATTCGTATGTATCTCGTACTTATTAAATCTTGATTCCCCGTCAATATAATTTCCGCCATGATAGACTAATTCAATTCCTTCGTCTGCGAAGATATCATAAATCAAATTAAGTTCTTTTAATCTTTCAAATTTAGAGCATAAATGTGTATCGGATACGAAACCTAATTTTATTTTGTCGCCCTTCCAATATTCAATATTTAGTTTTTGAATATTGCCTGGTTTTAGTTCTTTCGCAAGTTCAACTTTATTATTGACATAGTTTATATTATATTTTTTTTCCTCTAATTCGGTGATTATCCTTCTTACTTCTTTGGGGACCAATCCACTTTTGTCACTTAATTCTTCAATAGAAAAACTACCCTTTGTTAATAATTTTATTAATTTTTCTCCTATCGGTTTTATATCTTCCTTATTCCTATGCTTTTTGGCCCCCTCTGTCGGATAACCCCCACAATCCATGCAATGGTATCTTTGTTTATTATGTGGATTAAACCCTCGTTTAGTTAGCTTGCTTGATCCACATTCAGGACATTTATAATCTGTCAAATATTCTCCTCCTTTACTAAACCTAAATTAAGTTGGAACCCGCATTTAGGACAGATATATACCAGTCCTTCCTCTGTCGTTTCGGTTAATAACATAACGGTAATACATATAGGACAGAATATCTGCGGGTCAGTCATTTTTATATTCCTCTGGTATAGGGCAAATCCCACCCTCGCATTCTATCTTTGTATCTATCTTATGCTTGTTATGATTAACCCATATATTTTTGCCTGCTATAAACGATATAGTGGCTATTAAGATATAGATTATTAAAACTTTTAGCATTTTCATGGTTACCCTTCTAAAAACTATATTCCAACGCAATAAAATAATCTTTATCTATCGTTATTCCAACTCCTAATTCTAAATTATCTTTTATACCATAATTAATATTAGCGCCCAAATTAATACCTTCTAAATCTTTTAAGTCAGATAATAAACTTACATTTAGACTGTATCTTTTAATATTCAAAATACCTTTAGAAAGTATTATCCCGCTTTCTTTTCCAGTAATATTGTAATATCCGCCTGCCTTGATGTTCCAATTTGCCTTATCAAGTTTAACTTCTTCTATCGGTAATGGTATATTTGACACATCTTTATGCTCTATAATCTTTTCAATTCCTTCACTTGCAGGTTGAAGCATACCGCCTTCATCACGGTATAATAATATGGTTTCACCGTCTGCGGTCTTAATCAATATGGTATCATCACTTGCCAAGAACGCCTTACGCTGTATAGATAATTCTTCCCTTAACTTTTTTATTTCCTCTTTGTTTGCCTTTTCATCTTTCTGTAACTCTAAAATTTTATCTTTTAATTCTACATAAGTGTTGTCAGGTTTGACTACGGTTGTAGTCTTTGCGGTATCATTGACTACTCTGGTAATGGTTTCGGATAAGGAAGTTACCTTTTTCAGGAATAAATCCTGATTAACCCGTAACATATTCATTTCCGAAAAGCGGTTGGCTTCCCATTTCTTGAAATAGTTATAGCCGAAGTAGCCACCGATTATCAACGCTATTATTAAAATGATTACACCGAAGGTTTTCATTTAATCACCTCATTTTTACATCCCAATAAAAACCAACTTTCTATTGGCATTATAATAACGTGTCCACCCACATTTATACCAATATGTCTCCAGACACATCCTTTACAATATTTGCCTGCTTTTCTATTGCTTTTTTCTGTAGAGTTCATTGTTATTCCTTTATATCAATATATAATTAACGACGATAATCTTTTGATGTATCACGACGACTGGAAAATGACCTATACTCATCGTTAAAGTTATTTGGGTCATGGTAGAAGGCATCCTCTCCAAATAATTCTATAAGTTTTTCACGAGTCATTCCCTTTTGCTTTTTAATTATTTTTTCTTTAATTTTCTTAGCCATTTTATTTTTTCACCTCCTTTCTTTTCAAATCCACTTAGTTTCATTTCTTAATCAATCCTTTTATCTTTTTATAAATGCCCACTACAACCTTCTTTATGCTTGTCCACCAAAAACCTAATACGACTTTGGGATGAAAAACACAAAACACAACGCAGATCACTACAATAATGTTATAGGCTAATTTTAGATAATTCATATTATTTTCTCCTTTCTTATTTTTTTATTAAATTATATAAATCAATTACTCTGTTGACCCAACCCCTCAAATAATATTTGGCATTTTCTAAACCTGCATAAAATTCTATTCTCTTAAATAGATAATCTTGCCATCCAAGCGAAGAAATTAGAAATTTATTCGCCCTATTTCTACCGCAATTAACCGCAGTATCAAAGACTATTAGATTAAGCGGAGAAGGCAATTTATTACAATCGGTTTTCAACCAATAATTTTCATAATAAATCTTCTTTGCTCTTTCTAAAGTCATATTCTTTATATCTTCATTGGGATAAGATTTTTTAGAGATTCCATATTTAGTTTCCCCACCTGAATCATTCGGGTCATTACTATATCCACCTTCCCATTTCAGTACAAATTTAATTGCTTTTTCAAATTCTATATTATAGTTGTTCATCTTCTATTTTTTCTTTTTTCTCCTTAATGCCATTACGACCTTTATAGTAAAATCCAATGGCTATTGTTACCGCCCCTGTAAAAGAATAATAAAAATCCCGAAAGCCTTCCGGTAAAGGTACTTGATTAATTAATAACCGCCACCCCGCCATGATACTTACCAGACACCACAAAGTAAACATTATTCCAGTCATTATCCTTCTTACAAAAAAATTATGCTGCGTAAGGTAATCGTTTATCATTTATCCTCTTCTTCAAAGATATCTTCTTCGTTAAGTAATTTAATATATGGTAATGTTGCTCTGGCTATTAAAACCCCTTGAAAAACATCTAAATCACAATATTCGTTTATTGGATATTCTTCAAATAGATGTTCATAAATTCCTGTATTCATAATTTATCCCCTTTCATTATTATGATGATTTCGCCTTAAACATAGACCATAATATACCAGCTACGGAAACAATAAATGAAACAAAAGCACTAATTGCCCAAGCAGCACCTTTTATACCTGCTATACTTTGAGAATTTTTATTAATTGCTTTCCATTGCTCTTTATTGTTTGTAACTATTAAATCTACATTTTTGTCAATATGAATAATACTTGTCTCTATTGCCGCCAACCGTTCTTTGTTAGTCTTTTCAGTCATTCAATCATCTCCCTAAAACGTTCCGAATATCTTAAATTTTCTTGATAGGATTTTACCCTGCCAATCTCTGACCTGTTGATATTTCAGCCCATCTTTGAACGTTAACTTCCCAGCATCTTCGTAACTATCTATCCCTTTAAATAATCCATTATTGCTAAATACTGCCAATTTATCTTGATAAGGAAATACGCAAATGGCATGATATTTTATTCCCTTCCATCTGCTCTTATCATAACCAGAATGAGCGATAAATCTTGCTCCAGTTATCCCCATTATCCTTACTAATACATCAACAGCGAAGCGAGCAAAATCTTCACAATCATTATTGTTATCTTTATTCTCAATAAACTCAATCGGGGTTTTCCAATAATCCTTCCACGCTTTTTCACCTTGCCATTTAAACTGCTTTAAATAATTATGCAATTTAGTAATGGTAGTTAATCCGCTAACTATCGATAAATATTTAGTAGTCGGTTCAAAATCTTTCCATTTGTTAAAGAATATGCACATCACATCATCTCCTTAATCATTTAGAATGTTGACCATCCAGAAGAAGTTTTTGCTCCATAAAGCACTCCGCCACTTGTATCAAAAAACATACTTCCCGGTATTAGTGGTGCTACTGGCATTGCATTAGACATACCCGCTAAAAATCCCACTAAATAAACTCTCTTATCTACCAAATCAGTACATACCCCACTTGAATAAGTTGCTTCATATAATGACAATTGATTAGAGGCCAATGCTCCCGTAGTTCCACTCAAGACCCCACTCTCATTTAGATAAATATTATAAGTTCCTGAACCAGTAGTAGATATATCATAACTTCCACTTGAACCATAATAGATTTCATTACTATTTATTAAAGCAGTCCCGTCATTATAAGGAATAGTTCCCGTTGTGCCCCCTGTTGACATTGCAAAGGGATCTCCAGTGGTCGGCACTATTGCATTGAATTTATCCCTTGTTATCCATTTAGTAATAGGTGTAGAAGGCTGTTGATTTGTAACGTATAAGCTAAAAGTCACCCCCGCCTGTATCGCACTGGTCGGGATATTTACTCTAACGAATATTATCCTGTAACAGTTAGAAGGTATATTCCCAAGTGTGGCATAATTATCTTCTCCTATTGCTTGAAACTCTGGCATATCATCATCAGTCACGCCAGTAAGGTCTCCACTTGAACCAACATCTGCTGCACCCGCTACAATAGTTGTAGATTTAATTTCTACCCAGTGTTGAGTAGTAATGTTATTCACTTCTAAACCATCGGCATCCCTGACGGTAACTTTTACGGAAGTCATTGTTGACGAATCTAATACCCTTCCCTTATCATTCCAGATACGGTATTCTGTCCCTGATGAACCAGGTTCATAAGTTCCTGCATCACCTATGCCATAGTTTATAGCTATAATTTCTCCAGTGCTTGTTGCACTATATATTTGTGGATTTGGATCTATTGCCATTTAAATCACCTCACTTTAATTAAAAAGGATAAGCTGTTACTGCTGCCGAATCTACTGTATTGCTTCCGGGATTGGTAACATTTATTTGCCAAACTAATAATCTTGAAGAATTATAACTTTGCATTACTAAATGTGTACCTAAATAATCTCCCACAAATAGATAAGAATTTCCAAGACTTGCTGGAGTTCCATATACATAATCTTCTATCTTCCCTAAATAAAAATCAGATTCATTTGTACTTAAATCTGTCGGCATCGTAAATGCTTTTTGGATTCCAGCCGCCATACTTATTGTATTTCCCACAATACACAAGCCAGAATCATCTGCCCCTGCAGTATTGATTATTTTGGTAATTATTCTTCCGTAATCTGTGTATTGCCACTTTTCCATTCTGTTATCTGTGAAACTGCACATATAGAAATTATTATTGGAATCAAAGGCCAAACCATACCAGTTTTTATTATACAAAGCAATATGGCTCACACTATCTAAATCACTTGTATTTCTTTTAACCAAGACATCATCTCCTCCCCAATCTTCCCTTGTATAAATATATCCATCTGCTCCAATTGCAATTGCATCAGCACTATCTATTCCTGTTTTAGCGAGAAGAATATTTCCAGAACTATCTCTCTTGACTATGCTCGTACCATAATTAATATAGATATTATTAGATGAATCTACACATATACAATTAGTTTCATAATATCCAGTAGGCATTGCCCAAGATGTTATTAATGTTCCATTTGAGTTATAAGTTTTAATAAAATTATTCCCAGCATAATCTTGATACATCACAAAAATTATATTAGCACCAATGCTTATTGTTGGTGGTAATATAATCGGTAATTCCTTGCAGCCATTTTTATATAAAATCCTCACTTTATCCCCTACTGCTAAATCAGGATTCCGAGATAAGGTAAATATTTTAGGATATGCCCTATCTGATTCGGATATAAAAACATCATAACTGCCATTGCCCCTTACCACTGCAACCGTGCCAGTTACCACGTTACCCCGAAAAATAATATTGCCTATCGAATCTTTTATGATTGCGCTAATGGGTTTTAACATAAATAATCCCCTATGCTCCTAATGAATTTACCCCGCCTGTCACTTCAATAAATTGAATATCCCTTAATATCCCTGCTATAACAGGCTTTTCCCGATTGCCATATTCCCATAAAATACCAACCTTATCACCAACTACATAAGTCGGGTCAGTTACAATAGTAAATATATTGGGATATTCTTTTCCTGAACCTGCTATCTCCACTTTATATTTTCCATTCCCCTGGTCTTCTTTTATTTCAGCTGTGATATAAGTATTTCTAAAAGTAATATTCCCTGCTGTATTCTGTCTATAAGCCTGTGTTAAATTAAGCATAATAAACACATCCTATCCGTGTACGTGCTTTCATTTTACCTTCTGAATTTGCTCCGATAGTATGAATAACTTCTTCTACAAAATATCTATCTTCATCATAACCAATCTTTTTATCAGTCAATTCTACGGTTTGTCCTACAATTAATTTAGGATTAAAAGCAACCTCAAAGTCAGGTTGCTTAATAAATCTATGGCTATCAAGTATTATATTTTCCCCTATTCGCTTACATTGTGCTTCGGTTTCAGCAAGTGGAAAATCTAAAGTACCTTCATTATTGGGTTTACGTTCGCCGTAAATACCAATAGATGTATTATCTGTTACTATTGCCTTAACTTGCGTGTAGGTTATAGTAGAGGTAAAAGTTTCTTCAGGATTTTCAGATTCAAGTTCTTCTATCCCACCGCCAGTTTGGTTTTTGATTTTAAAAGTAATAGTTATAGAGAATGCTTGTTCAGTTGCTGATAATGGAGGATATTCATAACCTACCTTTCTTTCTATAAGCACATAATTACTACTTTGCCCTGCCTTTGTAGCTCCACCACTAACAGAAAATGAAAGACCTTGTATTTTCCCACTATCAGAACCAGTAATTTTAAATTTATAATTCTGAGATACAGGGAAAAGATATCCTAATGGTTTTGTATATCCTATATAAAAGGCAGTAACTCTAATCACTGCATCCCCATCAGTCCAGCCAGATACTACTTCGCCTGCAGTAAACGATGGAGAGAAACTATAATCTGTATATTCATATACTTTTTCATCTGGTACAACTTCTACGGGAGTAACTGGATTTGCAGTTATCGTTTCTTCTTCAAATATTGCACCTAATATGATTACTTTATTTATAATTCCTATATCTGATGTTTCCAACCCTAACTGAATAAATTTATCTTCTCCATATTCCCAGTCAGCAACAGGATAAGAAGTTTTGTTAGATTTGATTTTTCTCGTCTGTAATTTCATTATTGCATTCTCATCATGTTGCACATACCAACCCTCTATGGCACATTCCTTTTGAACCATATCCCAGAGGGTCTGGTCTTGAAACGAGTGGTCGATGGTCACCTTATCGCCAGTAGGCACATTTACATTAGTTATACTTGCCTGCCCAGCAAGGTATTTTACCATTGAACCTCGATATGATTTATCTGCTGAATCCTGCACTGATATCAAGGTCATCGTCTTATCTAATAATTTCTTGCCATAATCACGCCCATTAATCTGTAATCTATACCCACCATCGTAAGTAGTTCTTGTTTCATCTACCAACCCTGTAAATAGTTTAAATGCTTGCCCGTTAACATATACAGTAATTATCACTACTGAATTAACTGCTATATAGTAAGGAGAGACTAACGGAGAATATTTTGGATTCCCTAAAGTAAAGGAAAAGGTACTAATGTAATTTAAGTTATGTGCTATGGTTATATCCCCTATTAGAGAATCGCTTACAGATTCACCATCAACAGTAATGGCAACTCGTATCCCCTGCCCAACATTAAAATAAGTGCCTATAATATCCGTAACAACGTCAAGTTGGCAAGGGATTCTTACCCAAGAGAAAATTCCAGAATCTCTAGGTAAACCTCCCACATCAATATCATTTACTAATAATGTTCCAGAACTACTGGCATAAGTTTTCCCAGTAGAAGATTGTCCACTTACTGCCACAAAGCAATCTAATTTTGTTTCCATTATGCTTCCTCTAAAACTAAATTATATCTAACGGTATGATCCGTTGAAGAAGTCTTATATAATAATTCGTGTCTATCTGAAACAACATGAACGGTATATTTAGGTATATAATTTATAATTAAATTCCCGGTAGAAGTTGAACCTATAGTCAAAACTCCTCCGATAGTGGTATAAATCCCCGTAGAAGTAGGATTGTTTCCTGTACTAATTGTAATTGTTTTGGTGACACCAACTAAAGTGGCATTGATATCACTATTTGATGTACTCCCTAATCCTCGTTGTAAACTTATTGAACCAGATGAAGTACTTCCTTCATGAATTAAGACTTCCGGTATTTGAATATGGTCTATATAACTCATATTGCCAGTCTTAAGTGCTTCTGCTCTAATAGCTAATCTTAAAGATTTTGTTATTCCGGGAAGCTCAAAGTGGTATTTAGTTATGGCAGTATCTTCTGGATTGACTGCATAATTAGTAATTAATGTACCGTCTAAAGTTCTCTCATTTGTTTCTAACTTAATCGGTTCGAGAATATAACCGATTGGTATAGGTATAGTTATCCCACTTGAGCCTAAATATGCTTCTGCCATATTATCCCCTCCCCGGTACTAATTCAAAGCCTGAACGCCTGAATTGTCTTATACTTTCATCAAGAACTTTCTTTACTTCATAAGCTATATTCTGAGCATTGCCTCCACCTGAAACATTAACTACAATTGAAGGTGAAAAAGAATTACTGTTGTTTGTAGTATTTTGATTTTTAGATATTACTGCTTCCCCTTTATGTAACTGGTATAGGCCAGTTTTTGGCACGTAGGGAGTGCCTACTTGAAGTTTTGGAATATAAGACGGTACGTATCCCGTTTCTGCTATCGTGGGTACGCCAGCCAAAAAGGCTTCGGAGGCTGCCTTTTTTGCTGCTGCTTCTGCTGCTTTTCCAACTGCATCAATTTTATTTATCAATCCAGTATATTCATCTGTTATCCCCTTAATCGCCGCTTTCTGAATACTGGCACTTTCTTCTGTCTTATTTGCTGTTTCGATTAAAGCATTCTGCTGCTCCACTAACTTTGCTTTAATTAAATCAATCTCTTTTTCATACCATTCTTTTATTAAAGTCAATTCTTTTTTTTCATGGTCTGCTGCTAAACCTGCAGTTTTGATTATTGCCTCTAATTGCTCTTTTTTGGTTAATAGATTTCTTGCTGCCACTTCTTCCTCTGTATGGGATAATTCATATAGCCTATCCTCTATGGGTTTTATTGCATCTTCATATCTTTCCATTGCTTTTTCTGCTTCATCTGCAATCTTCTTATTGGCTTCTGCTGTTTCATCGGCTAATCTTTGTACCCATTCGTCAAAAGTTTCAATCACCTGGCCAAATTCATTTAAGGCAATCTTAGCTTCGTCTGTATTGGTTTCAAGCCCTCCCATTGAAGTGGCTAAAGTATCAACTCCTATAGCTGCCCCTTCTGCTTTATCTCCCGCTTCCTTAGCTTCATCTCCGAATGCGCCAGCACTACTACCACCGCCAGTTATTGAATCCTTTAATTTTGAGAAGTTACCTTTTATATTGTTAAAGGCTTCTATAGTTATATCTCTCATTCCAAAGAGATTTTTTTCCCAAGCAAGATATAAACCTCCAATGGCAAGAATCAAAAGTCCAATGGGACCGGTAGCTATTGTTCCCAATGCGCCAAGAGATAATTTTAATTTTACTAAAGCAGGGATAAGAGTACCAGTAGTTATTACTCCAGTAGCTCCCATCCTAATATTTAAGAGTTTTAAGGCAAATGTAACTGAATCTACTGCAGATTTTATCCTCAAAAAAGACGATATTAATAATATTAATGCTCCACCTGCACCGACTAAAATTCCTAAAGTTGCTCCCAGATAAATAATAGCTTTAGTTAATCCTGAATGGGCATCCATAAATTTCTTCATAGCTCCAATAACTTTTCCAAGCCAGACTACCATAAGTTCTACTACCGGGATTAAGGCATCTCCGATAGTAGTTGCAATAACCGAAAAGTTCATTTTTAATTGGTTAATTTTAAATCCTAAAGTTGCAGATTGTTTTTCAAATGCTTCTTGGGTTAAACCCGCAGACTTTAACATTAAAGCATAATCTTCTGCATAACCTGCAGCATCCCCCAAAGCTGCCGCCATACCCTTTAAACCTCTAATATTAGGAAATATTGCAGCAAGTTGTTCGGCAGTCGCATCTTTTAATTTTTCCATTACTCCAGTAAGCCCTTCTGTCTTTAAGGTATTAGTATCTAATGTAAGCCCAAATTGTTTAGCTGCTGCTACAGCTTCTGGAGATGCCGAAATAAATGCATTTAATATTCCATTAATAGAAGTCATTGCTTCATCTACTCTAATACCCGCTCTGGTCATAGTGGAAATGGAAGCTCCTAAATCATCGAAACTTAATCCTGCTATAGAAGCCAATGAAGCAGATTTACCAATTGCTGGGGCTAATTCTGCAAAAGTGGTTTTTCCACGTAAGACAGTTGCAAATAATTTATCCGAAACTTCTCCTGCCTTATCAGCAGACATTCCATAAGAATTTAAGATAGTTGTAATAGCATCTGCAGCAACTCCAGTATCCGTAATACCAGCTGCGGCCGCTCTCGCCGCAACTTCTAAAACACCAAGAGCTTCGGCAGGTGGTATACTTGCTGATAGAATGTCATAAAGACCTTTTGATAATGTAGAAGTGGCTTCTCCAAATTGAACTGAAAGTTCTTGTAACCCTGCCTTATATTCTGGTATTATCTTCATTGCCGATTCATTAAGCATTGTGGAAACTTGAGCTAACTCTTTCTGAAAACCAATAGCACTTTTGACCGTCAATCCAAAGGCAGCGGTAATTGCTGCTCCTGCTATAGCCATACTTGTACCAATTGTTTTAAATTGAGCGCTCATTCCAGCTGTTGCATTTCCTACTTGACCCTTAGCAGCTGCTATACCTGCGGTTAATTTAGTTGCATCTGCTTTAATTTCTACAAAGGCTTCACCTAATAAAATTTTAGTTCACCCCTTTACAAAAGATAATTTAAGTATTACAATTCAATAAATGGGAGGTATATTATTATGAAAAATTATAAATTCTTTCTATTAATTGTATTTTTATTATGTTTTATTTTTATATTTTTAGGTTGTAATTCTGAAACATATGATAAACAAAATCCACCAAAATCAGCCACAAAAGCTAATATAGAGATTATTGATTGGACTAATCGATTAAGTGATCCCCCTCTATATTATTATGTTGAAGGTATTTTAAAAAATACCGGTGATAAAACAGCCGATTTTGTAAAAGTTAAAATTACAGCTTATGATACAGACGATAAACTTGTTTCTCTTAATGATACTTATGCTGATCCTTATACTATGACTCCCAATCAAGAAGCAACATTTCAAGTTATGGTCGAATATGATTCAAGAATAAAAATATTTAAAATTAAAGTAATTTGGCAATAAAATATAATATAACTAATAATATCTCGGCACCTTTAAACCTAACTTTTTAGCTTGTTTAACTAATTCACAGTTGTCATCTATTTTATTGGTCATCTTTTGTACTGGCTTATTGTTTTCTTCTGTCTTGCCTGTGAATATTTTTTCAATGTTCGGAATTTCATATAGATAACTGTAAAACTGATATAGACTTAATTCACCAATTTCTTTTGGCCCCAATGCTGCATAATATCTTGATAACAAAGCAAAAGCAGTAGCCCAGCTTATTTCTTCGCCACTACTGCCTTCGCTGTAGGGTTTTTTGGTGTCTTGATCATCTGTGTTATTATTGCCGTAATTTCTACAATGTCTCCTTCTTCAAATATTTTTTCTGTATCTTCTAATGTTATATCTGGCTGTTTACGCACCAAAGAGAGCCACAAGATATATTTTAAATTATCGAAATCATCTAATTCTTTCGTTTCATCAACTACCATTCCAGTAATTCTTAATATCAATTCTATTCTTTCATTAACATTCGGAACATTTTTCTGAATTAATTGAATGCGCCTTCCTTTAATGTATTCTTTTAAGGCCGATAAATCCCTTATGCCAATTGGACTTAATTCATATTCCTTATCACCAAAAGTAAATTTCTTACTACTTGCCGTCATATCTTCAAGCTTATCTTTTACTTTATCTGCCATATTAATTACCTCCTTTCATTTAACTTGTATCACTCCATCCTATTATTTTGGTTCTTGGAGTTAAAGTACCTACTCCCTGAAAACTAATACCTTGAGTTATTAAAGCATCTACTGGAGTTCCTATATCTATTCCCGTTACAATAGTATTACCTTCATAGTAATGAGAAGCATTAGTTGTCTCTGGAGAAGCCACATAGTTCATAAAAAATCTTGCCTTAACGTTTTCCCCTAACCAATCATTTACAGCATTGCCGGTTGACAGGAAATATTTGTCTGCTTTTGCAGTCCAATCTTTTATACTTGCAAGATAAGACCTGCCCCCCGATGAATCATCGAAATTAGTTTTATCCAATAAATCTACCTTATAGTTGATTGCCCAATTATAAAATCCTGCCTCGGGATAACCCGGTTCTGCTTCTAAAAATGTTATTGCACCCGTATCGGTTTCACCTGTTCCGGTAGAAGATGTTACTGACTCGCTTACCGTTATCGTTCCAGAGGATATTGTACTAATAGTAAATATTCGGTTATTTTCTGTCGTTCCCGCTCCCGATAAAGTAAATAACATTCCTGTTTTATATCCTGTAGTCTCAAAATCTATAACACCTGAAGAGCCAACTCCACCATCGGTAGAGGATGTTATCGTCTTATCTCCAGAACTAAAAATAATAGTATTCGCAAGTGTAGTATTAGTTAATCCTTCATTCCAGAATACTGCTCCATTCACGCCGCTTATTACTCCCATATTAAATCACCTCTTTATCCTGTACTAGTAGCTATAGCACCCGTTCCTTGAAAAGTATAACTTTGAGTTATTAATCCATCTACTCCTGTTCCGACATCCATTCCAAGGATAATCACATCTCCATAGAATAGGTCTGTCGTTCCAGTTGAAGATGTTTTTAAGGTTATTTTGCCTGTTGAACCCGGAACTGCCGTATTCCCTGTTGAATAAAATCCCTCAAATGACCCGCTCCAATCAGTAAAACCCGAAACATAAGACCTTCCACCGGTTGAATCATCAAAGTTAGTGCTGTCATACAAATCTGCTTTTCGATTCAAAGTCCAACTCTTAATGTAGGTTTGACCACCTGAAAAAACTACACTACCATATCTTCCACTTATTACTGCCATTTAAAATCACCTCTTTTTTTATTTTATATTTCTGTGCCATCTGGAACTATCACATAGTTCCGTAAGGCCATCGCATTTCTATCCGCTTCGGGGACTTGAGATATCAATCCCGCTTGTGGTACTTTTGGACGGTAATTGGGAAACATTCCTTCTTGTTTAGTCTTTAATACATAAGATTCTAAAGTATTCATAAATTTTATCCCTCTTCCCATCGCTACCCCAACCCAAAATTCCACTGACCCTTTTTCATTTCCAAAAGTTTCTCCTCCTGCATCCGGCCGCATATCTACCCCAAAGAATTCTATACATTTTGGTTTCTGTAAGATTGCCGTTGCTATCATCCAAGCAATTACATTCAAGAAAAATCCTACATTGAATTCTTCTAAAATTTCCATTATCGGTATAAGAGCATTTTTCTTAAGTTGTAGGCATGGAGCATTGGTATAAACCGGGATATCTAAATTATTAAGATTCTCGAATAAATTAGTATCATCCTCTAAAAAGTGTGCCCTTATATCATGCCCAAAAAATAGTCTATCCGCACAATGGTCTCGGTAGATTACATTAGATCCCCAAATTTCACAATTAGATGGCACTTTATCTGGACATTGATACCAGCTTGGCCCCTGTGCCAGAATAATTATTTTGTCTAAACCCTTTATAAACTCTATTCCTTTACCCATTTAATATTCATAACCTCCTTATAATTTATGTTGTACTTTAAAGATTTTATATTTCAAAGCACTTTTCCCTGTTTTATTACCCCAGCTAAAGTCTGGTTCTAATCGAAAAGCAAGACCATCTGATTTTTCTAACATGCCATAATAATTACTTCTTCCCCTTCTTTTCATCAGGGTTGACCCTTCCGAAATTGCAAAATTAATATCCCTGCCTTTTGCCATACCAATCCAGAACTCAACACAGGCCTTTTCGTTATACATGTATTCATTATTCGTTCCGTAGGACATATCTATCCCAAATAGATTTATATTTTTGGGTTTCTGTATGATCGCCAGAGCCAGCATGTACGAAGCATTGTTGATTAGATAAGATGTTCCGAATTCCTTTAAAATTTCTTCAATGGGATACTGCACGTTATTTTTCAAGATATCGTATTTACCTAAAGTATAGATAGGAAAATCCTTCTGATTAAGTTCTATAATTAAATCTTTTTCCCGTAAATATTGCACCATATAAATATCGTGCATAATGAATAATCTATCCACTTCTCTTGCTTTATAGACATTGTTACAGCCCCAGACTTCCGAATTTTCTATTTTGGTTGTCGGAGCATAACCTAAGGATTGCCCCCGCCCCAAGATGTAGATATCTTCTAATCCTTTTACAAAATCCTTCACTTCTTTATTTTCTGTTTTAACCTCCTTATCATTTATGATTATTTCCTCTTTTTTTACCTCCTTTTTATTTTCTAACTCAGTTATTCTCTTTTCTAACTCTTCTAACTTTTCCATATTACCTCCTTAATTTTTTTGAAATACCAATCTATACTGAATCATATAGTTCCAAACACCGCTTTCTTTTAATAGATAGCTTAATTCCCTTTGCATATAAATCGAAGTATATCCCGTAAAAAAGGGAATAGTCTTCCAATCATATAAATCCGTTAGTGCGGTAAAAGCCGTATTGATATCTTTAGCACTATTATCATCATCAAATAAGTTAAATTGTATGATCGCGTTCTCTATTGTTTCATTAAAAGTATATTCAGGTACATCGCTAATAAGGTGATATACCCCATAGGGATATGCACTTCCTTGTGGTGCTTCAATGGGATGTAACCTGCCCCCAAGAATAACAGATAAAGAACTTTCTCCCGTACTACCTACTCCTGTACTACCAGTAAATTGCTTATATAATCCCTCGAATAATACTTGCATATTTCTCCTTTAAATCGTTATATTCAAATCTTTATCCATGACATAATTTGCTGTTGAATCACATTCTATTTTGTGATTATCCTCAACCCAGTAATCTGGTAATTCATAAATGATATACATTTAATCCCCCCTATTTAATAAGATTTTTAAATAGCCCTAATATCTTGCTTCTATTTTTTTCTAACGCTGGGCGCAAATAAGGTTTAGGACTTTGATTATAAATACGTCCCAGTGCATCCGCTCCGACGAACCCCATTTCAACACGCCTTGCATATTCAACATTCGTGCCTACTACGCCAGTCAATTCTTTTTCAGGTTGTCCAATACCATCATCAGCTTTTGCTACTCCACCTGTCTTTCCCCTTGCCATTCCGCTACCATACCAGTTGCTTGATATAGAGCCTCTTAATCTTGTGGTTACTATTGGACATAACTTTTTGGCATCTCCCTCTACCAAAAAACAGCCCTTAGCTATTGCCTGCGTGGCCGTATCTAATACCATCTTTTTCAATTCTTTGTCATACCATTTTATTGCTATCGCCATTAGACTTCTTCCTTTAAGGTAATTTTTAATTTCCTGTCAGTATTTGCACCGAGATTATTTATGTACACAACTTTAAATATTCTCGTTCCCATAGAAAACCTGTCTACTTCGGTAATTGTTTCGCCATGTAAAAAGTCAATATAAAAGTGGTGTGTACTAATCACGGTCAGCTTATCCGCCGCCAAACGTTCATCGCCATCAATGGTACACAATACCCCTTTCACATTAACCACATCAGCCCAAGTTTCCTTTCTTCCACCCATGCCATCATCTTCTAAAGTTTTTCTCTCAAGAGTTAAAGTTTTCTTTTTCCCCCTCATATTAATATTCTCCTATATTTATTTAAGATAAGTTTAATCTCGTTAGGAACATCCCCGCCATTTTCAAAGGTAGTACTGATATCGCCTAAACTATAAGCCTTAATTCCAAAGGTATCTTCATCTCGTTTTTGGTAAATATATTTAACAAACATCTCAACAGCCAATTCCAAATCTGCTGGAGTAGTTGCATATCCCGCAACGTACTCCACATAGACATTGTTATGCCCCTCATCCCAGCCCGAACATCGGTATATTTCCCCTCGATTAGGATAAACCTCAAAATCATTCAGTGCCTCTTCTGGCATATCGAGGTAAACCCAGTTATCCTTAATGGCACTTTTGCCGAACATCTGTACTAATTCACTTGAATTGTAATTACTATATTCAGAATTATTTAATACCGCAAACCAACCATCACCTGTAATTGCACTTACCAAAGTACTCATACCTGTAGAGGTTGCAAAAGTTAATGCCGAAGATGTCGAAGATGTTCCGTCTTTCGTTAAAATTATTCCCGTTGCAGTTACACTAACCGTTGCCGAAGCACAATCACCAGTATTCTGCACCCTGATTGCTGTCCTTCTACCTACTGCTATTCTGGTCAGTCCAGTAATGGGATAATGGTCTAACTGTAAGAACTGATTACCGTTGCCATCATAATATTCTGCATGAGCAGTAGTCAGAAGGGTCTTGTTGCAATAATTATCAATCCATTTTTCTACTGACTTATGAATATCGGTAACTATTGCCGAATCTTCATCACTGTCTACCCCGCAAAAGTCTATTACTTTTTCTATATCTACTAACATCTTAATTACTCCTTTATGTTATTGGAATAACATTAAAAGTCTTTTTTGCCTTATGTGGTCCCGTCCATTCCCAAAGCATTATTAATTTTGTCGCTTCTGATAACCCTGTCGAAATTGTCCAATCTTGATAATATTGTGCAGTAGTTCCACTGGTACAAGTTGGTATCCCGCCTGTGCTTGTAAGAAGTGCAGCCCCATCTAATTTATATACCGAAACAGTAATTGAATCAGGTGCTATTTCCTTATCATCAAAATCCTTTATAGTAGCTTTAAGCCTTATCGTATCTCCGATATTATAATCTGCCATACCCATTCCCCCTTAATTACTGATACTTATTTCCGTATCAGTATCTTTTATTGATATATCCGAATAATCGTTAATTATGCTAATTTCTGTATCTGTATTCTTTACTGATAAACTTGAAAAATTATTTATTATACTTAAAACCGTATCCGTAGATTCAATTGATAAAGTTGCCCTTGTAAAGATAAATCCAATTCTGATAATTACAGAACCAACAAAATCTAAAATTCCCCTAAGGACGGTACTTATTCTTTTTAATATGCTTCCGGCAAAAGTAATCGTTCCTTCTAATAATTTTCCGATTACTCTACTTGTCTCGCCGGTAAAACTAACAATTCCCGTAAGCGATATTGCATATATAATCGATCCGATTATATTTCCGGTAAAAGTTACGATTCCAGAAACTAATTTATTGGTCAATCGGCTAATTATCCCGCTTAATTCAATAATCCCAGTTAATAATTTATCGATTAGTTTTGTTATTATTCCTGTAAAATTAAATACTCCTGATAACGATATGGAAGTCTTTTTAACAATACTTCCTGTAAAATCTAAAATTCCAGTTACACTTTGGTAATAAAAATTGGCAAGTCCCGTAATTACTGAACCGATAAAATTCAAAACGCCTGATAACATTATTGATATTCTTAAAGTTAATGAACCTATAAAATTAAACGTACCCGCAACCGAAACAGAAGTCTTTTTCAAAATATCCCCTGTAAAGTTTAATATTCCGGTTATATTTTGGTAAAATATTTTGATAAGAATTGTATTTACCGCACCGATAGAATCTAATATTCCCGATAGCGATATTGATATCTTTTTAATCAATGTACCGGTAAAACCAATCGTACCGGTTAATACTTTATTAATTGACTTAATCGTTATTCCCGATAAATTAAATGCTCCTGATAATGTTAATTTAATTAAATTATTTAGTCTGCCACTAAGATTAAATACCCCCTCGATATTTTTATATATTGATTTGATTATAGATCCTGTAAAGTCAAATACCCCCGTTAACGATAGAGATATTTTATTGATTAGTTTACCTATAAATTCAATCGTACCCGCCAAATTATGTGATATATTTTTGACTATATTCCCACTAAAATCAATTATACCCACTAATAATTTTCCTAATATTCTTGATATTATTCCGGTAAATTCAACTGCGCCTGATAATGATTTATAAGTATTTTTGACTACCGAACCTGTTAAAATCAAAGAACCTGTTATTGTTTGATAAAATTGTGCTACCCCTTCTGCAATAGCCCCAAAAGTTAAAATACCGGCAAGATTACGATATATTTTTTTAGATATTTCCCCAGTTAAATTTAATGTCCCTGCAATTGATTTATAAAAGGTTTCAAATTCGGCAACAAGTTCAGCAGCTAAATCTCCCGCAAAGGTAATTACACCTGATAATAATTTTGTAATTGAATTTGTTATATCACCAGTAGAAGTTAGAATACCCGTTAAATTTTTATTTGTTTTATTAGTTATTATTCCGCTAACGGTTAGAATCCCCGCAAGCGATTGAGCAATTACCCCTACTTCCTCATCCCCATAAGTAAACAAAGTATCAAACAGACTATTATAGGCTGCTTTTTCCCAAGCAGCAGTGCGGACAACATTTGAAAGACGAACCTCATCCTCAATGCCATCAAATGGCTGACCAGACAAGTTCATATCTATTCCCAATAAAAATGATGTCGTAGGAGTATAAGTCGCTAAAGTTGTAACTGTTGAACCTTGTTGAACAGTATTAAAATATAATTTGGTTTCATTAGCAGTATCATCCCAAGTCAAAGTTATGTAATAATAAGTACCAGCAGTTAGAGTATAGTTAGCAGAAGTAATTACAACTCGATATTCTGAATTTGTGTACCAACCTGCATAAATATTATTATCTGAATATTTAAGTAAGCCGAAATAGTAAGGCGGTTGGTTTGTATTAAAAAAGTAATGACCCAAATTGTCAGTATGGTTAAAATCTGGTTTTACCACAAGTTCCATTGTCCCAATTGCTGGAATGTAAGAACCTATCCCTAAATTTATATAATCATTACTTCCATCAAAATTCTGTCCTAACCCGACTTTACCCGTTGCACTTGCAGGTTCTCCCGCACCTTTTTTCGTTCCATCATTGTTATTAGAAGTAGAATCTTTTATCGTTGAAGTCGTTGCGTCAACCATGTGTTGAACCATCTTAAAATAATCATCCCAAACATTAGTCCCTGCTGTTATTATTCCCCCTGTCCCGTATAAACTAATGGCATAATTAGCATATAAACTAAAAGTTGCATCTTTACACGCAGTCTGGTCGCCTGCTAAATAAGCAACTCCACTTCCACCACTGGTTTTAGCATGGATAGCATCACCACCATCAGTAAAGTATATTCCAATGAAGTCACCCGCAACCACATCAAGGTCAACAGCAAAATTTTGAAGACCTACTGCAATGATACCCAAATCCCCACTTGCAGAACGAGCAGTATACTTTCCCCCAGAAACATAAAATGTAGCCACTTTAGCTGATGCCAGAGCTATATGTACATTAATAGCAATATTTGTAATTTTACCTGTAAGATTAGCAGGATTAGCCAAAGCAATATAAGTAAGATTTCCAATTACAGCATTAAGTTCATCAGATGCCCCACTTCCTACATCTATTGCATTACCAATAGAACCTATATAATCCGTATTATCTGCGTGGTCTTTGTCGTAATAGACATAAACTTTTGTATTACTATCGATAACCCAACCATCTGCACTTGTGTGGATTACAGCAGTACTGTTGGCAGGAGTTTCCGCATTATAATTCCACGCTTCTACTTCTCCATATAACTCGGTTTCACCATCAGCTTTAGTAATAGCTATCTTTTTATAATTAGCTCCAACTTCTAAAAAGACTTTAGTGCTATCTCCGTTTGCATCTTTTAGGTGTATGGTTGCAGGAAACCAAGTAACTTCCCCGCCGATATCACCAGCATAATCATTAATAGCAAGCTCTATTCGTTTTTTCCAGCCAGCAAGCCAAGCCATTTCTTATCTCCTTCATCATTAACATCCTACTTTTATAAAGAATCCCCGTGTTACATTTCCTTTAAAAGCAATATCCCCCGAAACATCTTGATAATATAATTGTGGAAGTCCTGTTATTGTTACCATCGGAGTATTGCTCGAATATTTAGTAATAGTATTAGTAGTATCAACTGCCTTTGCTCTTATTACATAAGCTCCCACGGATTTACAAGTGATAGTTCTTGAATAAGTAGTTCCAGCAGTTGCCTTACTTTGAGCACCAGAATCAGCAACAAGACCAGTAGTTCCAGCAGTTGGTATATCTACTCCATCAGATTGCCAAGTTAAATTTACAGTAGGAGCACCACCACTTCCAGTAAGGGTATAACTTTGGGACATAATAAATGTTTCATTAATTGCTTTACTAATATTCCCGCTTGGAGCAGATAGAGTTACAACATTTAATGATTTTGTTGCCATCAATTACCCCTTATTCGTTATTTAATTTTATGCTTCTGCTGATGCTGTGAGCGCGTAAGTGAATTGTATTGAATCACCTGACGAACAGGTAATTGCACCAAATACACTACGATCCAATAGAACGCCTGCACCAGAACTTGAACTTGAGAATATTCCATGTTCTGTTATTACTGCAGCGGTCTCATAGGTATGAGTCGCAATAGAAGTATAGACATTTGCAATACCTGAAGATGTACCTTCGTCTCTACCAAAAGCAGTACTGCCAGCACCTAATTGTTCATCAGTAATATTTTCTGCACCAGTTGTTTCACCTGATCCGTGCCACTTAAAGATAGCCTCGCCACCAGTAGTCTGCATGTGCGTTACAAGATTATTTACAAATACAGTAGTAACCTTTTTTCTACTTACTATTCCAAAATCTTCTATATCGCCATCAATATCTATTTTCTTTATAGCCAGAGAACCATACATCTCTACCACAGATTTTTCGGGTAACATTAAACCAAACTTCTGTGCAAAAGGTCTAATTTTATTTAGTAACATTTTTGTCATCCCTTCCTTTTTGGGTTTTATTTTTTTTATTTTTAATTTACCGGACATTCCAAATTTGCCTTTCATTTATTTCACCTCACTAACTAAAGGGAGTACAGGCAAGGCAAGAAACTGATACTTTTTTTTATGAAGGAGGTGT